CCTCGACAGTGTCATCGTTTATTAATCTAAATTCACGGCCGTGAATTACCAACCTACTGCCAGAATGCGGGCGTACTAAAATAAAGTCACCTTCTTTACACCATGGACCGCTAGGGAATCGTTTTTCATCCTTATAGCAATCAGGGCCTAAAGCAACTACAAATAATACTGTAGTCATGGTTTCTTCCATTTTAATTGTCTCATCTGCCTTAAATAGACCGCTGTCATACTCTTTTTCCTTTTCAGGGATTGCACAAAGAATATGGTACCCAGAAGGTCTTGGTAGTTGAGCTGCTTTTTCTACATCAGTTGCATCGCCTACGATTGCTCGTACCTCTGCTTCCTCTTGCGCGTCTTTCTTAGCTTGTTCAGCTAATTTAGATAAATCTAGTGCTTGTGCTAAATTTATGTTACTCGTCATCTGCGTTTTCCAATCGTTTTTTGAGGTCTGCAACTATTGCACAAGCAGCTTCGAGACCTCGTAGCTGACCACTTGTGTACTTGTACTCTTCAAATGAAGTGCAGTTACCTCTCGCCATAGCTTCTGTAAGCATATTGATACGGTCTCTGTACTCTGTTAAAAGAACATCAAATAAGTTTGAATCCATGTTTATTCACCTTTTGTCGGTTTATTTTGTAGTTGTCTGTCTTTGTGATTCTGTGTTGATAGTTGTTTCAACACTTCCACACCTTTATCTATTTTATGCTGTTCTTTCTGAGTGCTTATACTTACCGCTGTCTTCAGCATATCGTTCTTGATTTGTTGCTCTTTCAATGCAGCATCTGTTAGGTCTTTTTGTTTCTTACGTTCTAACTCACCCATCTTAAGCTGTAGCTCTTGTTGTTGCATCTGCACCATTGGGTCTTGTTGCGCTTGTTGAGCAGCTTGTTGCGCCGCTTGAGCTTGGTTCTGTTGTAGTAACTGTTGAGCCGCTTGAGCCAGCATTGATGATAACTGTGCTTCCACTTGTGGGTCCATATGCATATCTTCACCCATCTCATCTTTCTGTGGTGGCAACTGCATTCCAAGTTGTTGTTCAATCTGTTTACGGTACTCAAAGCCTAAGTGTTCGTTCATGTGCGCTATCATAGCCTGTTGAAGTTGCTGCGCCATCGGGTTACCTTGTAGCATTTGTTGAATCTTAGGGTCTTGAAGTGCTGCTTGATGAACAGTAATGTGAGCTTGATGGTCTTGCGTTAGGAACGCCTTGACTGGTTTCATCATTAGCATGTTTTGATTCTCTGTAACAGGGTCAGTCGCCTTCATGTCATCATTCATCGGCACTAGCTTAGACGCTTCCTTTATCCCCATTACATCTAACATTTGACGATGTAGTAGTGGCATGTTGTAAATCTGAGGCGCTTGTTGTGCTAACTGCATAACCGCTTGGTACTGAACAATCTTCTGTGCCATTGTTGAGGCATTAGGGTCTGATACGGGGATAACTGTTACATTATCATAGTCAGCCTTCTTAGCTCTACGGTCACCTTCTGACGGCTCATAGTTATACTCTTCTGGCGTATAGGCAGCAATGATGTCTTTTAACAGACCTAACTCTTGTTTCATTGAGTAGTGGATACGCGCTTGTACAGCACTCATTACTTTTAATGTACGTTCAAGAATTGCCAGTGTAGTCCCAACAGGGCTATTCGCAGACATATCAGAGATTTGTAAATCCGCTGTATTAGCAAAGCGACGGCCTTCATCAACGATTTGACCAAGTAACGACATAAGAACTTGTGATGGCTCTTTATATGGTAGTGGCATAATGTTGTCACGCATAGTGCCTGACGGTACGTCTACATCACGGAACTCGCCTGGAGCAATCGGAGTGTCATCGCCTTTAACTCTTAACCCGCGAGTTTTGAAACCACCAGGGAGATTAGCGAGTGTCCCTGCATCAACGAGCTGACGTATGAGGCTAGTGCCAGACTTAGCGAAAGCACCAACCAAATGGATGAGCCCAAAATAATAAAAGCCAAAGCCTGGTACATAACCGTAGTGAACGAAGTGTTGTCGTTTTTGTCTTGTGTCATCTTTAGGGTCCCAGTTGCGGCGAATAGCCAAAATTGTATTGCTACCTTTCTCAAGTGTAACAACGTATGGTAGTGCAATGCCTGTATGTTCACCAGTATCGTCTTCATCTTCGTACCCTGATAAATCTAAATCTACATGCATTTCTAATAGTTTATAGCGGTCATCCGATGATGCACGGAAGCCCATCTTCTCAGCAATCTTCTTCTCTACTTCATCTAATATGTTTGCTGGCTCACCTAAATCTACATCTAAGTAAAACCCAGCCACTTGTAGACGGCGTAGTTCGTTCTCTGTTTTACGCATTACGTGTGTTACACGCTCTGCTGACTCAAGGTTTGACGCACCGTATGGCACTACCATATCTTCAGCTGGAATAAATATAGATACTTGACGGTCTAGATGTGGGTCGAAGTAAACCTTTTTAAATGCGTTACCGCTTAATCCTAGACCCCACAGCATGCGTTCGTGCTCTGGTCGATACTCTTTCATCACATCCATTAATTGATAGTTCATATCGTCTTGGACGCGTGTTGCTGATTCTTTCTTATCCTGTGTTTCTTTACCGATAATCTGTGTCTTAACTGGTCCCGCTGCTGGGAACATCGACATCATTGTTTCTGCTTGGAACTTAACTAACGCTTCAGAAAGTAGTGGGTGGTATACACCGCATGCTCCCTCCCATGGCTCGCTACGTTCTTCAATCTTCATACCCAACAACTCAAGCCCATCTACATAGGTCTGCATCCAATCTTTACGAGAACTAACGTCGTCTTCATAATCAGAAGTAAGCTCAGAGGCAAGCGTAGCTAACGCACGTTCGTCCATATACTCCGCTAAGTTGTCATTGAACTCATCCTCCATTGGGTCTTCAGGTTCTAGACTAATGTCCAGTCCATCCATATGGATATTAACCGCCTCTGGGTCTTCAATCTCAATTTCAATTGCACCCATATCTAGGTCGTCAGGTAGTATGCCTTGTGGGGCTTCGTATAAACTTTTCTCAATTGCCATGGTTATTCCTTAGTAATAGGCTGCTTTTCGTTGGTACCGATATAATACATCATCATCTCTTTCGTCGCTAGGCAACTTGATAAAGCCGCCTTTTCTAAAACGAATTAGTGCTTGCGAACAACTATCCACAAAGTCATCATGGGTACCTACTGGAAAATCTGCGCACTCTTGGATTACTTCTTGTGCCCATCGTCTATCAGTTGCCGCCCAGACCATCCCTGATGCAAACAAGTCTGTAATAGAGTTAACCCGTGATATCTTATCTTTTACTGGTGTGAATTCAGAAACAGGCATGCCCATTGAACGTAGCTCTTGATAGAGCGCGGCACCGTTTGATTTCTTTTCCACTAGGAACGTATCAGGTTCCCACTCTTTATACTCCGCTATCATCTTGCGTTTAAGCTCTGGAAACTCCATACGTTCTTTCCACGCATTGAGCAAGATTATATTATTCTGATTGGTCTCTTCATTATAAAATATGCCCCAATAGGTAACTGCATTATAGTCAGCCCTGTTATGAGATTCTTGTGCCGCGTCCAATGACATAATCGTATACTCACACTGCGGCGGGTCTTCATTATCCCAATGTTGCCACCACTCTTTCTTAATGAGCTGGGCTCCTTCTGCAGTCGGGTTCTGGAGATACTGGCTTGACCAGTAGCGTGTATCCATACCAGCACGTTTCTTCTTGAGTTCTTCAAGCGGCCAAAACTCAGGCCATAACGAACGCTCTGTTTCTTCGCCTTCATCCAAGATTGCTGGAAACTCTACTACCTCCCACTGGTCGGCATCAGGGTTCTTCACCATATGATTAATTAACTGACCTGTCAGGTCCATCATAGACCAGCGTGTCATCACCACTATGATAACCCCATTTGGCATCAACCGTTGTAACGGGCCTGATTGGAACCACTCCCATGCAGATAAGAACACCGATGGGTTACCTGTCTTGGCTTCCTGCTCTGAATGCGGGTCATCAATTACAAATACATCAGCACCACGACCTGCAAGCGCACCGCCCACACCAGCCGCATAGTATTGACCGCCATCTGTAGTGTTCCACTGCCCAGCTGCCTTAGCGTCTTGATTTAGGGAAACATTAGGAAATACGCTGCGGTAATCATCACTATTAACCAAATCTCGAACACGGCGACCAAAAGTAGTAGACAAGTCAGCAGTATGAGTCGCCATGATAATCTTTTTGTCGGGATAGTGGCCAAGAAACCAAGCAGGAAAGAGATAAGACACCAGCTCAGATTTACCCATACGTGGTGCGATGTTAACAATAATGCGCTTTTTATCTCCACTGATAGCATCCTCTAGTAATTTAGCTAGTCTTTTGTGGTGGGCACCCACCATGTAGTTCGGATATACCGATTTTATAAAATCTAAGAGCCCACCTTGCGCAGCTCTACGTTTACGGCGAGTCATTTTCTCATGTACTAGCTCAAGTGTCTCTTGACGCTGCCGTTCAGGCATCTTTTGCAGGTTTGTTAGGAACTGCAGCCCCTTCTTCTGGGGCATAGTGGCAACGTAATCCCTTAAACTACTCACCTAATAGGGCTCCAATGTCAATTTTAGGTACTTCTGGTAGCGGAGCAACGTCCATCGCACCTTTGAAATCATTTTCTACTGGCTTTGTTACGGTTTTTGGTGCTTTAGGCTCATCTTTGACTTCTTCGAAGTCACCTTCAATAAGAAGACTTAGCTTTTCCTCAAGTGCTGCATCAATTTCTTCGTCTGTACGTTGTTTATAGGTGATTTCTTGCTTCTCAACGAACATCCCTACGTCCGCCAGCTTGCCTAGCAGCTCCACAGCCTTGAGTTGTACCCTCGGGTCTTTGTTTCCTGACAGTTGGAGTAACTTATTTGTTACCACCATACGAATTTGGTCCGAATGCTGGATGACTTTCCAATCGTATTCGGAAACTAGGGCTTCTAATTTGATAATTGATTCGGGTTTGTTTAGCGTTGTTGTAGTAAGTGAGCCTTTATGCCCTGCAAGATAGGTGTGGTATGCCTCTTCTGCGTTAGCTGCATCCTCTTCGGTGACTTCCATGTCGGGCGCACCACTCCTGCGGAGTATATCTTTAGCTGTTTTGGCAGCTGCACTTACAAATTGTTCAGGCATTAGGTCCTCAGTACGCATTGGTGTACGTATTAAATGGGGTTCGTATGGAACCACTCCTTCAAGCAAATCATATAGTTGTATTTTCTGCGAAGCCATAGGCCGTAACATACCCTAATAATCAAGAGTTTGTCAACGAAACATCCAAAAAATTTATAGTAAAAAATTTAA